TTTGCGCGAATATATGCCCATGACGCATTGATATTGAAGCCGTCTGTATTCGTTGTTGTTGTTATTGTTGTTGCGAGCGTAAGCGTTAGCGTGCCAGCAACCACCCATGCTGAAGTGTCATTGCTTACCTCAATGTTTATTGTCGCAGAGCCTGCGCCGGATGATGTTGTGCCGTACCCCATGACGGACGTAATACCAGAAGCTCTTGTTACAGCACCTCCAGCTCCGGTTCCTGTTGCTGCATCAATTAGCTTTGCCATTATTGCCCCCGCCAAAATAGATGACGGGCATTGCTGCCCGTCGGATTGTTACTCTCCAGCCAGCGCCTTATCGACTTTGGTTGGTTTTTGCTTTTTGTTTATCGCTGAAAATGTATCAGGCTCTTTTTCCTGCTCGGCCTCCGGCTTAACTTCGCCAACAGGAACAAGACAAGAAGGCAATACGTCGCCAGCCCAATCAAACCGCGAACCTTTACGGCGACGAATGCCGCCGTAAAAGCAATCACTGATTGCAGTAACCTGCATACGTCACCTCTTACAGTGCGTCAGCGTAGGCATACCACTTGGCTACATCGTGCGTCAGAAACGCATTGATATTGCCGCCAGTGCAGTTGCCGGATGCGGTTTCCCACAAGCCCATATAGCGCTCGTAAGTGACTTCCTGCGGCAATGCAACAACCTTGGTATATCCAGCCGCCCAAGTAGTGTAGGCAATCGCACCGGATGACCAGTGTGATGTCTTGCTGGTTGCAAGGTTTGCTGTGCTATCAGTGCAAAGCTCAAACGTAACGTTGCCGGCACCAGTGAAAGCGGTATCCACCTGGATAACCAGATACATCTGCTCGCCAGCGCCAAGGCCACGCAATGTTGGAGTTGCACCCAGATCAACAACGTCACCAATAATGTTGTTGGTTGTGTTGCACGCAACAGAAGTTGCGTCGCAGAATTCCAAACGGTCATCAAGAATCATGATCAGGTCACTCCATTAGCAGTTGAGCCTTCAGTGTTGAGAATTGAATCAACACGACGGATAGGAACTTGGCGAAATTTAGTAACCATTTTGCCATTTGCGTCATCGCTATTGCTGAAAGCCAGCACAGAGCGATTCATGCTCTGCAGGTCAATCATGTCAAGCGCGTCACGGTTTGCATAAAATGCAGGGCGGCCCATGTTGATGTTCGGGATACGACGCATTGCACGGCTCATCAGGTTAATCAGGTTGGGGCCGGTTGCAGCCGTAGATACCAGATCTTCCTTGTTGAATGCGATGCGAACAACATAACGCCAGTCGCGAACACACAGACCACAATCCCAACGGTAATGCGTGCGGTATGCTTCCATCCGTCCGCCAGACCCGTCGATGTTTTCGACAGTCACAACACCTTTGTCATTCACCTGCAGGCCGGCTTGCGATCCTTTTGGATAGAGGCCATGAACAGTGTTCGGTCCCCATACAACCAGCCACATAGAAGAGTTTTCTGCAGCGCCATCTGGAGCAGCATCAGCAGCAACATCAGTGATGATGTTACAAGCGTTCTCGGCAGTGGTTGAATTGTAGCGAGGCGCAAAACCCGTGAAGGCTTCTGGCTCATTCGATTCAGATGCGTAGAACAGCGAGCTGGTAAACTCCTGATTCATACCTTCGATGTGCGCCATATCTTCTGACAGGCGAAAAGCCGACGCGTTGCCATTCAAATCAGCCAGCGCTTTATCAACTTCGGCATAAGCCTCCAGCATGCCGATGCTGTCAGTGATCTGAACAGTGCGGGATTTGGTTGGCTGGACGCCGCCATACAGTTTGCGCCAGGTTGGAGTCGGCAATCCAGATCGAACAGTTGTCCGGTGGCCTGTCATCTGGTTGGCTTCTAACCATACCATGTCATCCATAATTTCATTTTGTTGAGAAAGCAGCTCAACCACTCTGGCAACACTGCCATCTGGTTCAAGTCGCTTTGCTACATCCAACAAGGTTGGGTGTGTTGCTGTTAATGTTGCCATTTGTGATTCCTCACTTTTGATTCATGGTTGGATACAGGACCTGATCTGTAGTGCGTGCAGCACCACTTGAAAGATTGCCTGTGATTATTTGGTCATCACTAATCGCCTTCCCGATCTTGTACGCAAAGCGCACCATTTCAGGATGGTTGCCGATACCAGAGTCTTTCAATAACTGGTTAAGCTCTGGCGATGCAAACTGCTGCAGCGCCTGTCTCGCTACGCCAAGAGTTTGCGGTAAGTTTGCGCCGCCTATCTCTTTGTCATTGCGAGTTTGTTCAGCCCAACCTGTTATCTGTTCCTGCCACTGCGTTGCTTGCTGCTGCTGCATCTTCTCCGTCAGCTTGCTTGCCATATCGACAAGCTTCTGTGCGTTTTCTTGATTCAGCCCCAGCTCTTTTGCAGTTGGCAGAAACTCATCCATCACCTCTGCATCAATCGTTAATCCCTCGGGGACAACGAAATCTGCATAGGCTTCAGGTGCGCCCTGGTTTCCACTTTCCGCTTCTTGCGATTGCTCGCCGCTCGCTTCAGTGGCTTGCTGCTCAGTTGGCTCTGTTGATTCAACTTCTGCAGCGGTACCGGCTCCCGTGTCGGTGTTATCCTGTCCAGTGAGCATGGTCTCTTGAATTTCTGTAGTCATTTATTCACCTAGTAGTGTTTTGCGATTCGTTGCATACCACTGTGCGTACTCTTCTGACTTCTGATTCGGTGCCTGCTTCATGAGATCCAGACGGGCTTGTTCTTTTGGCCCCGTGTAGTCTTTGTAAAGCATGCCTTCATAGCCGCCATTCTCAGTAAAATCCTTGCCATACACTTTTTCATGTATGCTTTTTGCAATCTTCCCGCCCGGTGTTTTATCAACCAGCGCGTTGGTTTTCTGCAGTATCTTTCCGAATCCGCTATTTTGATTGAGGATGCACATTCTTTTGCTTCGCCCTGTTCCTTGCCTCTTTCTGCATGGCAAGATATTTATCAAAACAACTATCCGTCTGCATATCTGCTAACAGCGTTTGGCCAAGAAGCTGCCGCCCGCAATTAACGTAAGTCTCTGCATTGCCCGTGTATGCGTTGCGATAAATTGCTGACATTTCCATCAATCGCCACACAAACCGCCTGCCGCTCTCTGTGCTTAATACGGCAGCAAGATCAGCAAGCTCTTCTTCTCTTGAGCTGCGCGCCCTGTCTGATATTTCTTTTTGCGCTCTCGTCAGCGCCTTAACATCAGTTGGGTTTAACTCACTCATGGACAGATACTACATTTGGTAAATATGCAAATATGCCGCATCACGAATACCCGGTGAAAGCCGACAGTGGATCTGCGCTTGGCATGCCAGCTTCAGAAGTGTTTTTGTATGCTTGTGATAGTTGCTGCGCAGGTTGCGCCAGTGCTGCTGCCTGCTGCAGCGCCTGTTGTTTTTGCTGCTCTTCCGCTTTTGCTTGGCGAATTGCCGCCACGCGATCATCGCCAATAATTACCGATGGATCAGTGCCAAGCATGTCTGCATACAGATCAACAATCTGATCAGTATCCAGTTTGTCCAGCACCTTGGGATCAAGTTGCGCAACCTGACCAAAAGTGCCGAGAAGTCGGTCAATGGATTGAACACCAACAGCTCTCTGCGCCTGCGCAAGCGTGCTGATAAGCTCGACGCGCAAATCCATTCCCTGCAGCTCTTTTGGCGGAGGTGGTACGATGCCGCCTGTGCTGGTGGTTGCTTTGAGTATTTCAGAGAATGCAAAATCAATAAGCGGGTCAAGCATCTCATTGTGCAAACGCTCAAGCACAGGGCCAAGCATCAGCATTTTTTCTTCGTGCCGCTCTGCTACTTCTCTCGCTGTTGGAATCCCTGATCGCGTATCGTTTGCAAGCATCAGGAACAGATCGGCATAGAATGCAGCGTTTAGCCTGTCTCTCACATCGCTCATGTCAGCAAGCAGGTGCTGCAGATTCAGGTTTGTTTCGAATGCTGCACGAATACCGGAGCCTGCCTGCCCCGTTGAATCTACATACGACACGCCGCCGGGTAGCATATTCATTTCAAGATTCTGAAACGATGCCGGAGCCTGCAGTGGCGGGCGAGTCTGGTAATCAATTACCTGCCCCTTTCTCAGCTGCTGATGCTGCAGCTGTCTTGCGTCTCCAATAGCTTCCATGCCAGGTGACGTTCCATAAACATCTTGCCCCGTTGTTACCCATCTTGGGCACAGCGCAGGAAACGAATCGAATCCGCTTTCTCGCAAGATTGAAGACTTGTCAGACATCGCTGACTCATAGTAAATCGATGAGAATGGTTTATTTTTGTTGTCTTTTTTTGTTGTATCGATAGATATTCTTGGCTCTACAGCATGTACAACGGAATGCTTGGTGTAATAGTTTCCGTTATTGTATGCATTCCTTACTTTTTCGCTTACCGATTTAATCCCGAACTGCGCAACCATCTGCTCTGTTGTCAGCTCAAATTCTCTGTATATCGTATTGATACGACCGCGATGATCCGCCGCTAATGCATACTCGCCAATCGTCAGAGGATGGCAGTTGATTACTGTGTCATAGTCGCTAACGATCGGGCATGCTGCGGTACCAAAGGCGCCAAGCTCTTCGTACATGGAGTGCAACGATCGGTAAGTATTTGAGCGCATGAAAACATCGCGCATTTTTTTGGTGACTACCTCAAGCCATAGTTTAACTGGCTCATATTCCATCAACTGAGAATCTGGCGTTGTAAGCCTAAACCAAGGGCGCGCCGGAGATGTTAGGCCGCTCATCATTCCAGCGGCGAGAATGCGCAACGGCCTGACGCTACTTGAATCGTAGATGCCATCCCATCTGCTTCCGTTTGCTCGATTTAATGAATCAGATGCCGTGAATATTCCCGCTCTTGGCAGAATCAACTCGGAAACGTCGCGCCACTGTTGCTCCCATGGCTGACGATCTTTCCATAACGCAGCCTTGCGCTTTTTGCACCGCTCTATCTGCGTTTCAGCCATTAGGCACCAAGCACTTTATTTGTGCCGACTGCTGTCTGCGCGCCTGCTGGAGTTGTCAATAATGTTTCTGACTGCCAGCGCATCTGGTTTGGATCGCCGCGCTTGCGTGTACGAACTTCTGGAGACACAGGCACCTTCGCCATTTGTGGTGGAGGTGGTGGAGGTGGTGGTGACTTGGGAGACGAACCGATGCACATAGTAAAATCGCCACGTTTAGCATTTTGAACAATGCTATGGCTTGCGATGTCGCTAATATGCCGCGTTATTTTCTGTAAGGATTGTGCGTCTTTGGTGCCGCTTGTGTTTGGCGCATAAACTTTGGCGCAACATGAAAGGCAAACGTCAGCGCAAGCGCGTCGGCCTTGTCTGGTGATCTCCCTATCTGTTGTTTGATAATGGCCTTCTCTACCACTCGCAGTTTGTCGCCCTGGAAGCAATAGGTTAAAGCGCACAGCTCTTCCTTCAGCTCTTTGTCGTCAGGTATCGCGCCGCCAGCCTTAATCCACTCAGCCATCTCAAACAGTATTTCTGACCGCTTGTTAAAATATCGGTAATCATTTGCCTTGCCGGAGAACATCACGCCAATCACTTGATGTTTAAGCTGGCGCATTGCATCAATAACGCCGGCCCCATAGCCTCCCGTCTCGTCAACAAAGATAGCATCAGCAGAAAACTTCGTTACTTCATTGATGAATTCTCTTGCCACCAGCATCGTGTCAGGTATCCGCATAGACCTTGGCGTATATGCTTGCCGTCCTCTGCGCGCAATGACCACGCTAGCATCATCTCCCTGCCTCGCGACGTCACCGCCAAGCACCATCGCAGCATTGCCAATAGCATGATCTTTATAAAGCCTCTTGCTTGCTGCCTCCACTTCCTCGATGCCTAGCAACGCATTGAATCCAGTGGCTGGAAATTTACCGAGAATCGTTGCCATCACCCACGGATTATCAAGCCCGTAGGTATCAATCATTTCCTGTGCGTGCTCGATGCTTACCCTTGGCGTCCTCTTGGGGTCTTTTGGATCTGCAGTTATCGTGATAACAGTCCACGAATCAGACGCTTTTGTGCAAGACTCATACAGCAGTCCGCTGGTGCTTGTTGGATTTCCCGCCTGAATGATGGCTGCATCAGTAGGTGAGCCGGTAAATATCTGCGTAGCTGCTCGCCCAACAGCAACCGGCATGTCACCAGACTCATCCAGCAGCACAAACGGGAATTGACTATGCAGACCGGACAGTGCGCGACCTATGGCTTCCGCGTCAGCATCCTTGGCAAATGACCTTGCAGACAAGAACCACGTTTCAGGATGCTCGTTTGCGTAGATCTTTGTCTTTGTCCATGTGAATGCGGCAGACAGGAACGCGCTTCTTGTTTGCCACTTCGATAATTCAGCCCACAAGTTATCAGCCAGGTTGTCGCTGGTGATTGATAGTGCGGCACCCTTCGGATGCTCGCCCTTGGCAGCAAAACACGAAAGCCGGTGCCATCCCATCCACGCCAGCACAGCAGACTTGCCTGGGCCGGTACATGCCTTCATGCACAGCCTGCGCTTCGGGTTATAGCTTCCGCCCAGCGCATTCATGGCATCGATCTGCCACTCATCAGGTGTTGCCCTGAAATTATCAACAACAAAGCTGACAGGATCAGTACGCCACTTGCGGATCTTATTGATTGCGTCTTGGCTCATTACTCTGCGCCAGCTTCCGTAATCAGCTTTTCAATGCCTATCGAACCGGCATGATCCAGGTTGATTCTGTCGCCGTACTTCTTGGGCTTCAGCTTACCCATCAGCCATTTCCTTGTTTCAGTGCGCAGCTTCTGGTGCTGTACCGCCGCGCCGTCTATTGCCCCTGTAATTGGGTTTGTTAGCGGCATCTCGTCGGCAATGTCCATCATCTCGCCAGCCATAAACTCGGCTTGATCCTCCTTTACGCGCGCGTACTGCTTACATAGTTCGTCATCTTCGTCGATCCAGCGCCTAATTGTCATGTACTCCGGCAATGGCCATCCTTCGTGACCCTCTTTTAACAGCATCACAATACTCTTTGAGCTTGATGCTATACGCTGAAAAAGTATGTCAATGACCTTCTGCCTATCCCATGACTGGCCATTGAGCATCAGTGGATGCTTTGGGGTCTCGGGCTTCTTGGCTGGCTTATCGTTTTTCTTCATCTCTCTGCCCTCTCAATAACCACACGCTTAACGTGATAGATCTCGGGATATGACTTGCCAGATATGATCTGCCTGATGCATGCCCTTGATACTTCAAACTTCTTGGCAAGCTCTTGCTTTCCAAGCCCATGCTCAAAATGCAGAAGCCTGATCATCTGCGCATCATCATTCGTCAGCTTCGCCTGAAAGTTATCCTGCCCGACGCGCCTGCCCCTGTCTGATGTACAGACAAGCTTAATGATCTTTATCATCTTCCCGCCCCCACGGTTGATGCCATTACCTGCCCCAGATCAGCATTGCCGCATCCCTGCCGTGCTCGTTCGTCCTGCCTTGCCAGCCGGTGATTTTTTTAAACTGATCGGCTGTCAATTTTGTGTTGTTGTGCTGCGGTGCGATCTTGCTGAAGCCGATACCGTGGTGAATAAGCCACTCTTCCCAGCGCTGGCAATCGCGTTTGATGCTTCCAGCGCCTTGCAGTGCTTCACGTCCTTTGCTTCCGAACCAGTTGCGTAGTCTTGCATCCTCGAAAAATACAGAAATCTGTCCGCCGGCCTGTGCCGCGCGCATGTGAACAAACTGCTCAGCTTCTACGGCAGACATGGTTGCGACTACCAGCATCCCTGACTTATCGGAAGCAGCAACGCCTGTATGCACGCCAGGATCAATGCCGATCAGGATCATTGATACGCGCTCCTTTCCTGCCTGTTGTTCGCCTGCTCTGTGCGCCATATTTCAATCTGCATCCAGCATCCCTTGACCAGCATTGCCATTTCTTCCTCTTGCTCAACAGCTGCGCGCAGACCGTCCAGCACTTCCAGATACTCCGGGTGTGCGTATGCGTAATTTTCCAGCGATGCCTCTGTGAATTTCTCGTGTGCCTGTGTCAGAAAGAACCGCTGCCGCTCGATCAGAATGGCCTTCTTGCTCTTGCGGAATTGCTCAAGGTAAACGCGATCAGCTTTGGCCTTCGCGTATTTCTTGCG